TGGGCTGACATCAACAAATTCATCAGTCACCGCTGGTCTCAGCGTGTCCGCACCCGCTACACTTACGCTGCTGCCTAAGGCGCAACGGAACGAACGGGGCGCCCTTGAGGCGCCTTTTTTATTATGCAAGTCAAGTACATCACAACAGAAGAAGCGCTCCGTGACGCTCTGACAGAGTTAAAGCAGATCAACAAACTTTGCGTCGACACTGAGACCACGGGGCTCGATGCACGCGTCGCAGACTTAAGGCTGCTTCAGCTTTGCTCCACTGAGGAGAAAGAAGAAGATCGGGTCGTGTATGTGATCGACTGTTTCAAAGTCAAACCGACTGATGAGCTGAAGAAGCTCATCGAGAGTCGGGAGATGCTTGTCGCGCATAACATGAACTTCGACTTTCAGTTCCTGTTGAAAATCGGTATCGACTACAAAGGGAAGATATTCGACACATTCATCGCAGAGCGCTGCCTCAGAGCAGGTTTTAAGGAGAAGCGCATCAGCCCACAGGCTAAGAAGCCTTACTTTGCAGACGTCTCGTGCTCTCTAAAGGCCGTGGTCGAACGGCGCCTCGAGCTCGAGGTTGACAAAGAACAACAGGTATCGGATTGGTCTAAACCTGATCTCGAGGAGGAGCAGATCTTCTACGCAGCTAAGGACGTCGACCTGCTACCAAGAATCGCGGCAGACCAACTGAAGGAACTTGCCGAGGAATCCCTTCTGGATATCTACTCCCTCGAATCAAAGTGCATCCGCCCTGTGGCATCAATGTGTCACAGAGGGTTCAACGTAGATGTTAGTAAGCTAGTAGCACTAAAAGAATCCATTTCGGAGGAGCTCCAAAAAAAGACTATAGAATTCTGTACTGAGCTTGACGAAGCTCTTCCTCTCGAACTAAAGCTTCCGAGAAACCCAGATGGACAACTGGCAATTGGCAAGAAGCAACGAAAGGAATTTAATCCTGGCTCTGGCGTGCAGTGCGTCAAGCTCTTCCAAGCCCTGCACATCGACTTACCTCTTGATGGAAGAACAGGCAAACCAACGCTTAATCAAGTCGCCCTCTCCGAGTTCGACAGCAACGATCGAATCCTCAACCTCTACAGGCAACGGGTCAAAATCGAGACACGTCTCGAGCACGCGGAGAAATTACTTGCAAATATTAATCCTGTTTCTCATAGGATTCACAGTCAGTATAATCAGTACGGCGCCAATAGCGGACGCTTCACTTCATCTGGAGCCAAGAAGCAAACAGCTAAGCAGGTAAAAAATCAATTTGCCGTAAACGCTCAGCAGATCCCACGCAACAACGAATTTCGTGAGTGCTTCATAGCTACTCCTGGATACGAACTAATCATCTGTGACTTTTCTCAGATCGAGCTGCGCCTAGGTGCAGAACTTATCGGGATCCCTCAGATGATCGAAGCGTTTCAAAAAGGCCACGACCTCCACACGGTTACGGCCAGTTTGATCTACAAGGTTCCAATTGACGAAGTTCAGAAAAGTCAGCGTCAGGAGGGCAAAACGCTCAACTTTGCGTTGCTCTACGGAATGGGCTACAGGAAGTACAAAACCTATGCCGCTCAATCAGGCAAGGTCATATCGATAGGAGAAGCAAAGGTCGCTCACGCCGCATTCCACAACGCCTACCCACGCCTCCGTCAATGGCATAGAGAAAGAGCGGCGATGGTGGAAGACGGCTGGTGTTACGTGAGAACTCCACTCGGTAGAAGGCGTCTTCTTTCTTATGATGATGCGACGATGACTGCCTGCGCAAACACGCTGGTGCAGGGAGCTGGCGCAGATATCCTCAAGCTGTCTCTGGCGAAACTGAATGAGCACCTGAACGAGGAGGCGCACCTAGTCGCTTGTGTCCACGATGAGATTGTGCTGGAGGTAAAAGAAAATAAATCAGAGCACTACAAAAGTATTCTTGAAGGGTGCATGAAGGAGGCTGCGGAGTCTATCCTCAAAGTCGTCCCGTCAAAAGCGGACGCAAGCACCGGAACCAATTGGTCAGACAAATGAGTCAGTCACGACAGAGAAAAGCGGGACCAGAACCAAAAAGCAAATTTAAAAAAGGTGACCGGGTCCAGGAAGCGATCAAATTCAAAGAACCTTTTGTGAGTCACAAGAGCTCGACAGAGATCCACAAAAGGATCGCAAACATCTGCGCGGACGATCGTGTGGGCACTGTAGAAGACATTGTGATTATCAAGAACTCAGCAGGGAGGAGGTGTGTCTACATAGATGTCTTATGGGACGGATCCACGCGGAGCTCCCGCCACGCGCAGACGCGGCTTACCGCACTCGACAACTGAAAGCCAAGGACATAAGGTAGGAGCTACCGAAAAGTCACGGAAGACTATGCGTACTTTGAGTTTTAAGATTGATGATAGGAAAGAAATCTTTACAGCTAAGACAGATGCAGGTTATGTAGGTTGCGTCAAAGAAGCGAACTATGTTTGCTTCACGGTCGAGGTGTTCGACTCAGCCCTGAAAGCAGCTAACAAAGCGAGAAGCCTTCAGAAGGAACTGAGAAGTAAAAATGAAGAGAAAACAAAAAGCTTAAACACAAATGTAAAAAAAGCTAGCAAAAAGCCTAAAAAGAAAGTAGCGTGTTCGCAAAAGCTGTATACGCTCGCGGAAACAGAGGCGATGCCCCTCCTGCGATTTCAAGAGGTGTGGGTAATCACCCGTGAGAATCTGTATGTTCTCGACTGCCTTGACAAAGAGAACAAGCGATTAGTCAGGTATACACCAAACAAGGACAAGGCAAAATATTACAACGACCACGAAGAAGCCAAGATGACTATGAGGGTTCTGAAGAGCGTGGTTGGCCCAGGCTTTGATCTAATGAGATTTTTCGTGGAGAATGAAAAGTAGAATAAACGAAAGAGACAACTGAGATGGCTGCTCGCTTTGCTGGCGATTACTTTGGGATCTCCCTGGCCGGACCAGGGGAAAGTACATCAACACTATTAGAGTATTTTCCCGATCTAAGAAGCGCTCCAGTAGCAAGGAACGCTCAAACTAAAGAGCAGCCCGAGAAAGACTCAGGTATCTACAGAGAGGTTAAGGCCACGCCGGTATTTGGTGGCTTCAAAAGGTTTGAGAAGTCGGAGGGGCGGAAGGCAGGGGCACCGGTGTTTGGGGGCTTCAAAACCTTTGAACAGCCTAAGTAACGACTCGAGAGACAAACCGGTTTATACTAAAGAAACTGGCAACAACTAAAGCTATGACTGCTAGTCGCTACAAATTCCCTAAAAGCTCACTGCGATTAGCGGGTTTCAACCTCGCCGATTTCTTCAAGGAAGACGAGAACGGCGAAGGCACTGGAAGCTTCGAGGGCTTTCTACCGGGCTTTAAGGAGACGACCTTAACTAAAGGTCGGGGTGGTGTTATGTCATATAAGGCACCCAAAGCACCTACTCGGGTATCCGAGTTCACACTAACGCCCGAAGAAATGGCTCCTGGCGGAGGTGTCAACATCAGTAACATGAATCAGCAAACGGTTGCTCCGGAACCGCCTGCTCCTCCCGCTCCCGAACCGGTACAGATCTCATCTAAATGGGGTATGGATCCGGCTTATTTCGGCCACGAGGATTACTTCCGTAATATTGAAGCGGGTGCAACCCCTTCACAAATTATGGACTTCCTAGACGAGAACATTAACCTTCTCCGTATGGGTAACGTCCCCGGAGGCGGTGGTCTCTATGACCAACTCAAGGCTGGTAATGTCCCCACGCTGGGCAGCAGCGGTCGTGAGGTGGTTGAGCAACAACAAGCTGCACAACCGTCACCTCCCTCTCAGACTGCTTCGGCACCTTCCGGTCCTTCATTCAGCACTCAATACGGTGCTAGCTCCGAGTTCCTCGGACATAAAGACGTGGAGGCAGCCAAAGCAGGCGGCATGACGAACGAACAGATCGCACAAGTCCTCAAGGCTAACGTGGGCAAACTTAGGATGGGTAACCTCCCAGGCGGTGGCGGTCTTTATGACGAATACGCTCAGTACATGTAGGTCTTAGTTAAAAGGCAAGCTAGGGTACGGCTCACAACCGTACCTTTTTTATTGTCCGCGTGAAGGAGCGAGAAGGCAATCAGGAAACCATAAACTACTCTTTGATAGTTAAGAGAAATAGAATCGATCATAAACTTAGCGTAACTGCAAACGGTGGGGGCCACGCGCAGGCGCAGGCGGAAGACATTGCACGTGCCCTTAGAGCCGACTCTTTTGCGCTGCTCTACGAAGAGACTGAGCCAAGCGATGTCAGTGAACTATTCAGAAAACTTGCTTACAGCGACTTCTCGAGGACCGACTGTGTCCTGTGGGAGGGAAAGTTTACGAACAACACACCAGCATTTTATGTGTTGAAAACAAGATACTACGTGCGTAGAATCATACGAGACTACTTAGACATAGGCAATGATGTGTATGTCAAGATGACCTGTGGAAAAAAAGAGTGCATAAACCCTTTCCACAATTCTTACAAAAACATGAAGGCCGCCAAGACCACTGGCGCTGACTGGAATTTGGCGTTAGCCTTCGCAAGCCAAGGCGTTCCCGTCTCGGAAATCGCGAAGGCACTCAAAGTACATCGATCAACGATTTACCGCATCCTCAACCATGAACGTTTTTCTTCTCGGTCTTCGAGTTAAAGACGCACCTTTCGAAAGCGAAGGAAACATTAACGTGAGTGCCGAGGCACTCCCGTCTACCGACAAGAAAATTGCCACCAAGGTTTTGCTCATCCAGCAAAGCCAGCACTATGTGGGCAATCTTCTGAAGGGTCTGAAAGAAGGAGACACAGTCTTCGCCGTCGGACCAACCAAAGCTGAACCAGACGGTCTGCTGAAAATGCAGCCAATGCTGGTTGTCACTCAAGACAACTGGGACGACCTGCTCGCGATCAACCTTTATATCGCCACGGGTGGTCTCGGACCAAAAACAGAAGAGACTCAGATCGGTGACAACACCGTCACCAACAGGTCTCTGGCTTGGCAAGACGAAAACCAGGAGACGAGTTGGCTAAAACTCAGCTGCTGGAATGAGCTGTCAGGTCAACTTGCCGACCTCCCTCCCGGCACTCCGACCATCGCTGTCGGACGTATCAGCACCTCAGAAAAAGAAGACCGCACGTTTCTGAACTACGGAGTGGACAAAATCCTCTACCTCCCACGTTCTACTCGTCAGTCTCCTAAGAAAGCTGCTGATCCTGAAAAAGGACGCGTTTCTACTGCTGCTCTCGGTTCTCTCGACTTCTCGCTCTGATTAACCATGGTTTTTATCGCAGGTAAATTTTCGGCTGATGAAATCCTCTGCCAGATTCCGCCGCACACGCTCCGTATCGATCTTCAAGCGCGTCGCTGGAAGTCCGACACTGACCCTGACGCGGCCATCACTGACTCAAACGACAACGGTATACCGATTGAATTCATCCTTCTTGGGTTTACACCGTATTTCGGTAACCTCGGCATGCGCTCGCATGAAGAGTTTATTCGTATTAGTTACATTGGCGTCACACCTTCTCATCGTCTTCTTCCGCCACGCTGCGTATGTACAAGCATTATTAGTGGCAAGTCGAGTCAGAAGAACTTTATCTCGTACTTCCAAACCCTCTACAACAATCGTATTAACGTAGGGGAAGTCATCACCTCAACTAAATTTGCACAGAAATCCTTCAACGAAAGGGATCCGGTCACAGGTGCTGACGGTGCCAAGATCAATTACAACGTCCTTGAGTTCAAGGATCGGCCAGCTCAAAACGATGATGAGAAAAAACTCATCGAGGACATTGGCGCTTGGCTCGAAAGTGATGGAGGAGAGCTGGTATCAGGTGCTCTTCGCAGTAGTATCTCCGGTGCGAATCTGGTCGAGCTACCTCTGGGAGAAGACCACGGGGCTATCAAAGAAGCTTTTATGGAGGCTAACCCGAAACGACTAGAGGGCACTGCACCCGCTAGTCTTTCCTCTCTCCCTCCGTCAGCAGGTGAACCCGGCGCAAAAGCAACTAAGGAACCTCCCAGTGCTAAAAAGCAAGCGGAGCCTAAGGAGCTAAACGAGGAGCAGAAAGCGGCTTTGAAAGCAGCCGGTCTCGAGTTCTAAAACAAAGAGAGACAACTCAAGACAGGGACTCCTTCGGGAGTCCTTTTTTATGTCACATATCGATTAGGTCGCCAAAGGAGGGTAGGTCCACATCGTTTGCAACGCAGTACATCACAATGTTCTCAAGCAACGTACCCCTGATAAGATAACTTGCGTAAATAAGACTCAGAATCTCCTCCGCCTCAGGTGTATCTAGTTTTTTAACATTATCTAGAAACACTCTATGAGCAAAGTTCTGCTCTAACGTCAAGTGCGACTTCAATTTATCTAGGACGGTATCAGCTTCCATGTCGTTTTACCAAGTCCCAAAATTTGTTTTTTCACCCATAGCGAAAAGCTCTTGGGGTAATGGCACAATTCTACTTCCGACAGACTTTGACGGTCAGCTGGCAAAGCAAGCTCAAGGAGATGAGATAACCGAAGTCATCAGGAACGAGGACGAACAGAATCTTCACGATCCCGACTGGTGGGAGAGCTACAGAAATAAAGTTGACTGGGTGATAGCCATAACTCAAGGTGCGCCTCAGTACACACCGTGGATCACCGAGTACGGCATGGATATCGCTAACGAAGGTTTAATCATCTTGGATCGGATGACCTTCCTGGAGCCCACGAGGAATCGTGAAGGATTTTTAAACGAATCTTCTCTAGTAAACATGAAGATTCTGTCCCCTAGACCATGTTTCCGTGCGGACGGTAAACAACTAAAGGACTCTGTGACGTCTGCGTGGTTTATATTCAAAAAAGCAGGAGCTGCTCGTTGCAGTACGTTTATAGATTTCGAAGTAGGCTGGCAGCACCCAAAAAACCTTCGAAAGTGAGCAAGCGTCTTACCAGCATCCTCGAGCAGCTTGTAGAGCTTCAAAAAGAACAGAACAGTAAACTCGATAAAATCACTGCGCTGCTCGTAGGGCAACAGCTGCTTACTGAGTGCGTTGATTATCAGAATCAACCACGGACGCCTGAGGAGTGCGCAGAGATCACGATCGAGAGTTTCTCTGCTGCTCTCTGTTTAATGGGGGAACTGGATCAGCGTAACAGAGAGTATCAATATCAAAAACAGGAGTTCTTCATCAACGATGAGGAAGACGATGACGAGGAAGAAATCAACGAAATCTCAGATTCGTTCTAAGCTGAGTAGGAATTGACACGTATTTTGTGTCCGATACTCGAGTAACAGTCAACGGATTAAGGCACTACATTTGCAATGGAGTTCCTACACCGCTTCCATCAGTAACTTCGATCCTCAGTGCTACTCAGTCAGAGGAAACGCGGAAAAAGCTAGCTCACTGGAATTTGATGAATCCAGGGGTGGCTGATCAAGCTGCGGAGAGAGGAACCTGGATTCACTCAAGTGTTGAGAACTACCTACTCGGGTTAAAGGTCGTACCCCCAGAAAGGTACAGTCCTTACTGGGACGGAATGCCTGAACTCCTGGATGACCTTCTGGTCGGGGGTCGAGTGCTCTGGTCCGAGAAACCTTTCAATCAACCACGGTGGTCAAAGTACGTAGGTGATGATGGTGTAGGGAGAATCCACTACTACGACGAAAAGACAGGTCACGGTTATGCAGGCTGTTGCGACCTGATCTATATGAACCAAAACGCAGAAATTGTCCTCGCTGACTTCAAGACCAGCAACGGACCTTACTCCGCGAGGTTCCCTAGAAAAGACGCCAAAGTCGACGAAAAGACAAAAAAGGCATTGATTTCGGGAGTTTTCAAAACAAAGAAAACAAGACTTCAACTAGCTGCGTATAAAGCGGCAGCTGAGGCTTGCCTCGGAATTAAGATAGATAAAACGCAAATTATCGTCACTACAGCTATAGAAGCATTCAACACTCAAATCTTTACTTTTGGCCCAGAAGAAGTAGAGAAGGACGAAGAAAATTGGTTCCAAGTAGTGAGGCAGTACTACGAAGCTAAGGCTTCAAAGTAGAATTACCGAACCTTGAGAAAGCGGTCGGAGAGGGGCTTCTTCAGTTTCTCTTCAGATTGCTGGCTGAGATTTCAGGCATACTGGAGGCATCTTGCGACACACCATGAACTTCATCTGCTCAGTAAACGAGGTAGTCGCAAAGCACCTCCATCCTGAGACAGGCAAGATAGCAGTAGGTGGTAATTTCTCTGCGTTTAACTCAAACTGGATTGCCTCGGAGCTAAACGCCGAGCAAATCGCTGAGCACGTTGGGAAGAGCCACGGTCTGTGCGCCTGGCACCTCCTAAATGGACAAAGAAATTCGAAAGGTACCGGTGTTATAAAAGCGGGTTTAATTATCGTCGATATAGATAACCAAGCTGATCACAAAGATTCTGAAGGAAACAAAGTACAGAAACAAGAGCTAACCGTAGAAGAGGCGCTCGAGCTAGATATCTGCAAAAAGTATCTGACTGTCGGTTACTATTCGCCTTCGACAACAGACGAGTGGCCAAGATTTCGTCTTGTCTTTGGTCTAGAAAGTCCCATTATCGATCCAAAGACTTACAAGTTCCTCACTCAACAGATCTACAGCCAGATCCCCGGTTCCGATGTGCGGGCTACGACGATCCCAAACTTGTTTTACGGGGCCAAGGACCAAACGGCAGTCTTCGCAAAACCAGGGAGATACATCCCGACAGAAAAAATCCAAGAGGCAGCCAAGATCGCTGCAACGCTTCCTGACGAAAATTCTGAACAGGGAGACGCGGAAGAACTCCTGAATTCTCTCGACATCGACGGAAAAGGTATCGACCTCGTCAAGCTTGTGTCCGCCACGGTGCGTTCGGTGCTAGACGGTAACGAGGTGGAAGACCGTAGCTCGACCATGGCTGCGGTCTGTAAGGAGCTCCTCGGCTGGGTCAACTGGCTAGGCGAGCGCAAGATACCAGTGCGCGTCTCACCCTTGACAATCGCACACGATGCGTTCTATAACATCTATGCGTACCCTCATGACCTTGATGGCAAGTTTGGTCGGATCCTGAATTCGATTCGAGACTCAACCGAACTCCAACCAGCAATCGCTCTAGCCTCTGAGCTCGGTGCGTTAGCTGTCTGGAAAAAGGTAAAAGTCGTGAGTCGAGCGGCGTTTGACCGATTTGCTTCTGATTCTGAAAAAGAAGCACTGGCTGTCGCAAAAAAGGCGCAGCTGAACTCAGTGCTCGACATCACCGCCTTCAGCCTAGAAACAGAAAAACCTTCTGTGTCCACGGTTGATCCAGCATCTTCAACTTCACAATCACTTGAACAACAAATGAATACTCCTTCGACACCGAAGCAATTAGTCAGCCTCGTAAACGGAAGCGGCAGCCAGAACAAGCAGTTCTCCGAGAACGATGCGGCGGATGTCATCGTTCAAAGCCAAGGCGATAACTTCATTTACGACAGCTCGCTGGACCAGTTCTACCACTACGACAGCGATAAGGACGTGTGGTATCACCAGGACGAACAGCATATCAAGAGGAGGATTGTTAAAGCGCTGGATACGTTTGTAGCCTCTGGTGTACTTCCCAAATACACTGCATCCACGATTCAGAGCATCTACCAGATCCTCAAAGCGAAGCTCCTCAAGTCTGCTGAGGGAGGAAGGAAGAGCATCTGGAGCAAGAACAGAGGCTTAATTGCCTTCAGTAATGGTGTTCTGGACACCAAGGATCTCGAATTCCAAGAGGGAGCTCGAAAAAACCTTTACCTGCGACACAAGCTTCAGTACGAATATCAAGAAAACGCCAAGTGCCCGGAGTTCATAACCTGGCTCAAGGCCTGTCTTCATCCCGGACAAGAGCTTTTGATCAGGGCTTTCTCTAGAGCAATCTTGACAGGCTATACGTCAGGTGAGCGGTTCCTTCACCTTGTCGGGCCAGGCGGTACAGGTAAGTCCACGATGCAGCAACTCCTCGTTGCGCTCGCTGGTTACCACAGCACTCACACCTCCAGCTTGGAGATGATCGAGAACAACAAGTTTGAGACATACAACCTGATCGGTAAGCGACTCCTGCTCCTTACAGACGAAAGCAATTATCAGAAGAGGATGGACGTCCTCAAGAAGCTCACTTCCGCTTCGGACACCCTGCGTGCAGAACGGAAGTACGGCAAGGAGATCATCAGCTTCAAACCTGAGTGTTTGGTCTGTATCGCGAGTAACGAGCACATCACCTCAAACGACTCCAGCAGCGGTCTCGAGCGTAGAAGACTGACCGTAATCATGGATCGCGTTGTACCCCCAAGCAGCAGAAAAGAACTTATTTCCGTTTACGACGACCATATCGAAGGTGCTTTTGCCGAAGAGATGTCAGGCATTGTGAGCTGGGCGCTTGACATGGGTTACGACCAGATGAAAGACGTACTCGCAAACCCAACCAAGCACGTACCTTCTTTGAATGCGACCAACATCGAAGCACTGATGTTCAACAATCAATTCGTTGCTTGGCTGAACGACTGCTGCCTCTACGCGCCTCATAGCACCACACCGATCGGTCACGGTGCGAGAAAGCCCTCGATCGAGGAGTCAGAGAAAGGTCTCTACATCGCTAACGCATATGGTGCGCTGTATCCGAGCTATGCAAACTTCTGCAAGTCTTGCGGGTATAAGGCGGCAGCAAAACACCGTTTCGTTGAGAGGACCAAAGAGGCTGCCACGAACATCCTCAAACTTCCTGGTGTGACGCTTGTCATGAAAGATGGAATTCCCAGCCTTAAAGGCTTACGACTCAAGGCTTTTGATCTAAAATCCGATCGAGCTTCAACTGGTCCTGAGCGTCTACCTTCCCCGGTTGAGTACGCACAGGATCCAACAACAACTAAATGGGACGCTGCTTTTAGCAAACATGACCCTGCGCCTGAATCCTAATCTCACTCTGGCTGTCGCCGGAACCATCGGTATCGGTGTTGCGGCCATCGTCATGGCTCCTCAGCAACTAGGCACCGCTTTTGCTTTCGGTGGCGGTTTAATCGGCGGTGCCGGTATTGCACGTGATCGCGCCCGCAAGGCGAACGTCAATAAAGAAAACGCACAAAGAGTCACCAACGTCTTCAGTGCGCTTTATTCCGCCAATCGAGGCCTGATCGATCCAATCGAATTAGCCTTTGTAGCACACATCCCCGCCGAGCACGCGCACGGTTTCCTCCAGGGTCTTGCCGAAAACACTGGTGGGCAGAAGATCCCTACCAAGGCCAACAACGGGGTGCTCTTCTCATTCCCACACTCCAACAACGCGTTACAGGAGCTGACTAACAACGCTCAAAATTGGGTGCAAGCTGAAACCCAAAAAATGGCAGCCGAGTTAGAAAGTCAACGTCGCGCACTCCAAATGGCTCAACTCCAGAACGCTGCAAAGCTCGCCAATCAACAAGCCAACCAGCAAGATCCTTGGACCCAGACGGGTCAACTCCCTGGCTAGCAAGCCAGAGGAAAGTCAGCGAAGGAAATCCCAACCTTTCAAGCTGCTTTCCTCTGACTCTTTAATAGCCTTAACAACAGTAGGAAGCAGGTTGGCCAACTGACACCCAATCGACCGAGCAATCAATCGATGCTCGCGTTGCGTATCCTGCTGACCACGGAGGCCGACATAGTGAATAAAACTGCGGATCGTTCCGCTCATATGCAGACGCGTAGGTGTGTAGAGAGGCAGTAGGTTCCTGGCGCACTCACGAGCAACACCTTTACTAAGCATCTCGCTGTAAAGCTCTTTTACCTGTTTGTCCAGGTCCTCGAGCTTCTCCCAAAAGTGCTCACACATGTAAAGAGGCAGAATGTTCTGGCTGCTCTGCCGATTCTTTTCAGCCTGTGCGCGGAGCTCAAACTTCCACGGTGTGTCAGAGACGCTTAGTGTCTCGATGGGGTCGCAGTAACGCTGAGATAATTCTTGATAGACGAAACTACGGTGCCTCAGAATCTGAGGTGATATTGCACGCGTCGTGGAGATCTCGAACGAAGCGCTTGCCTGCTCAAAGACACTCCAGTGACCATGCTCAATGCAGTAGCCGAGGAGCTTTGCGTATTCTGCACGATGGGGATCTTTAGTAGAAACCCTTGCGTGTCTTGCGATCGTCTGCTCAGCTTCGGGAGTTATCCAATCGAGCTCGGCTGAATGCAGCTCCACTTAGCTTTTAGGGAAAGTCTGTTGGTAACGAAGCCTAGCAGTGATTTCGCGAGGATTTGAAACCATGCGAACAACATCAGAAGGGCCAGCACCTAAACGCATACCAGCCATGCGGATCGTATCTGCCTGTGATCCCATCATTTCTTATCACCCTTAGCGGGAAGTTGAAGAGGCATTGAACCAGGAGTTCTGAAATCCATGGACATCAGAGCTGCCGAGGGGTCTGGCGCGTTTAAGAAATTCTGCTGAGGCAGCGAAGTGAGGATCTGCATCTGCGCACGCAGATTGGGGTCCATCGAGTTGCTGGTATCAACAAGATACTGAGCCTTGGACATATCAGCAGCCCGCTCAGGCATCACCAATGAATCACGATGGTTGTACCCAGGTAAACCGGTGATCTCGTTGGAAGGCATAATGTTGCCTTCTTGGTAATTGGTCGGGCCGACAGCAGATCTCACATACTCACCACGGTCTCGTTGGTATTGCGACGAGACCCGATTGATGTTGTCGAGCGAAGACGATCGACGTAAATCAATCGCTTCAGGCGTATTGGTATAAAGGCCTGGGATCTCGCTTGCGAGAGAACCCAGAGGCTTGACACGAGCAGCCATGGGACCAAGTCCACCTGGGCGCTGTAAGAACTGTTGACCTTCCATGATTAGATTCTAACTGCGTTTAGGTTGTTTTTCGCGGTTAGTTTCCTTACTAACCATACGGAGGTTTGAGGGAGAGTTATTTTCAGGGTTGAAGTCTTTATGGTCTACTTCCTTTCCATCTCCCTTTCGAGCACGACCGTTACGCTCCATAAATCGTCGAGCTTTATTTCGAGCGGCGCGTCTTTTCTTTTGTTTCTCTGTACCTCCGTGCTCACGGTACTCTTTAGAGTAATCTCGATCCTGAGCCACGGGTTTAGTTTTTTATGATTCTAATCCCCGAGCAAAAAGGTCGACAACTTTATAGTCACGGCGAGCGACCATGTCTCTGCCGAACTCCGCAATATCATTCTTATACCGCTCCCAAAGTCCTGTATAGAGCCCATCGTTACAGCCATAGAACTCATACAACGCATCGAGGAAGTCAGCTTTTGCTTGTTCAGACTCGACGCTCCAATTATCGAGAATCTCTTGATAATCGAAATAGACAGCAGCCATGGCGGGGTTGAGATAGAGAGCCAGCTTAATGGATTCGAGGCGCTTATTACTGACCCTTCATAAACCAGCCAGATTTGTCACCTTCGACCATCCAACGAGGCTCAAGATTCTTTTTGGAGTAGAGCTTGTATTTACCGTCAGAGCTGACGTAATTACCGCTGACTAGATCAAGCTCACCCCAGGGGTCGTGTACCCAGAACTTAGATTTATCTGACGTCACACCTACTACGCAAATCCAGTGTCCTCCACCACTCGGATGGTCGACCGTACCGTGGTGAAGAATTCCAATAGGAACAGCGATACCCTTCTCTAGCTGGGATTCAATGGAACCCCAACCACCTCTCGTCGAGAACTGGGCATCCACGCCGAATAAGGCGAGGGCTTTGACCTGGACCGAAGCGTCTGTAGTGTCTCCGAGCTTAAAAACTTCTCGGATATAGTCGTCATCATTTTCAATCACCTCAGGATCAAGACAACTTAAGAGCATCGCGCAGCTACTAGAGAAGCAGGTTCGATTGGCATCTCTGTAGTTATCTCGCTGGGAGTAATAAGGAACAGTCAGCCTGATGTCAGACGAAGTGGAGGGCTTATCACTTGGTGCTTCAGCATCATTAATGATCTTCCAGTGGTCAGGCCAAAACCACCACTCCTTGTCGGGTTGCTGCTCAAGAAACACGCGTTGATGCGACTCGCCTGCATACATGCGGATTTCGGTCCACTGCCACGCAGCTCCCTTTGGAACAAAAAGTTTCTGCTCGGCTTCGAGCTTGGAAGAATCGACGGGCTTACGCTTAAGCCAGGTGTCGCGCTTGGCGAGGATCGATTTTCCCAAGAGAGGGTGCTTAATCTTCTCCAAGAATAGAGCTTTTTCGTGCTGACGTCGGCGGACCAAACCGGGAACAGGCTCGTCACTTCCAGCCTTTACCCACTTGGCAAATTCCGCCGCAACAATCTTACGGTCAGCATTTCCGTTGAGTAATCTGAGTAACGTGCTGTGAATAAAAGCTGTAGGTCCAACATTAAACACAAATGAGACTAGAGCGTCATACTCATTTTGATTTAGCTTGACGTTCACAAAGCTATGTACAGCCTGCTGAGCGCTTTCAGTATCTTTCCACAGGAGTTTCTCAGCCTCCTCCTCCGTAATTCTCATTCCAGGTTTTACGTCAGAACCTGTATGCCCATAGCCGATGGTATCGACTCCAGCAACACACTTATACGCAGTAAGCCTAAGACCCTCAAACTTTTTAATAAGGTCTAACCCGCGCTGCGACAGCGTCATATTTAAAACCCAGCCTCTGATACTTTGACAGAGACTGGGCAAAAATTAGCTGAATTTTTTATAAATTAAGCCACAGATGCAGTCACGCGATATTCAGAAGCACTGCGATCAGTACGGTGAACATAGACAGTGGCTGTATCGCCAGAAGTGACCGAGAACGCCACGCCGCTGCTCTGACGACGAGTCATCTTAGGTGCTTTTGCGGTCCCATCTTCGACTCCATCGGAGCCAACAACTGTGATGCC